CGAGCTCCGACTCGCCCGGGTCGAGGTCGGGCGTAAGCGTCTCCTGCACGCGCTCGACCAGCACGCCCTCGACCACGACCTCGTCGAACTGCTGGCGCAGCTTGCGCGCGATCCTGAGCAGGTCGTTGAGCGTGCGCGTGAGCGGCCCGCTGTACTGCTCGCGTAGCGTGTTGCACCGGGCGATCATCGGCCTGTACAGGATGCGCATGGCCGCGGCCGACTGCGCGGCGCCGGTGATCTTGTCTTCCCTCGGGATGACCACCTGCGTCTCCTCGAGCACCGACTGCCTGAGCTCGCCGAGCAGCGCTAGCGCCGAGGTGACGCCCGTGCCGGACATCTCCAGGTACTCGGCGCCGCCGGGCGCGAAGATGACGGCGCCTGAGCCCTTGCTGATCTGCTGGTCGTTGTCGGTCTCCTTGACCACGGTGGTCGGGTCGACGTTTTTGCGCGAGCCGCGCGTGGTCGAGCTCAGCAGCGCGTTGATCTCATCGATCTTGTCCTCGGTGCCCTCGTAGTCGCCCTCGCCGTCTTCCTCCTGACTGTCGGGCAGGTTCTGCACCCAGTAGAAGGGGCAGATGCCCCAGCGGTGCAGGTACTGCCGCGTCGGCGGCAGGCTGAGCCAGCTCGCGTCCTTGGCGGTCTCGTCGGGAATCTCGTCCCACGTGACGTCTTCCTCGGGGGTCCACAGGCGCACGTACCAGTACGTGCGCGTCCTGAGCGTGCGGTCGTTCGCGTCGTACTTGGTGCGCTCGAACGAGTAGGCCTTGAGCACGCGCTTGGGCACGAACTCGCCGCGATCGGACCAGTCGAGCACGGTGCAGTGCTTGGGGTTATGCACGTCGATGCGAAACTGGCCGCGGCTGACGCCGAGGGACCAGCACGCGGTGCCTTCCTGGCCGCCGAAGTTACGCGCTTCAGCGATGCACGCGGGCAGGCGCATGATCTTGGACCACTCGCGCAGCGCCTTTTCGGCGACCTCGTCGGCCTCGACGTTGATCTCCGGGAAGCTGGTCCCGCCGAGCGCCATCTGCGTCAGGTTCGACACGATCACGCGCGGCAGGTTGTACCGGGCGTTCGGGCGCCGCGCCGCGAAGGGCACGTTGTACTCGACCGGCTCAGGGTCGTACAGATCAAGGCCCCCCATGCTGCGCAAGCAGCCATCCCAGTCGTAGCGCTTGTGGTCGTCCTGGCGGCTGCGGAAGTACTGCTCGAGCCGATCCATGTGGTGGAACCGACTCGTCTCACACAGCTGGCGTAGCGGCACGGCTGGCAAATCAAACGGCACGCTTCCCCCTATTGAGCGGGCTCTTCGGGCTCATCGTCGACCGCCGGCGCATCGTCGGGCAGGACCTCGAGCCGCGCGCGAAAGCGCTCGTTCTCGCGCTCGGTGCCGGCCCAGTGATCGCGGATCTGGCGCAGCTCGGCCTCCGCGGCGTGCACGTCGCCGTTGTGCTTGCGGAACAGCGCCTGCACGGCCTCGAAGACCAGCGGCGCCACGCGGCCCCAGAACTCGAGCCAGACGGCGGCGCTCATGACCCCCCTCCCCCTGGATCATCTCCGACGCCGGCCCACTGCGCGCGCAGCTGCTCGAGCTTGCTTGAGGCCTCGCCGATCTGCCCCTGCTCGATCGCGACCCGGGCGAGGTCATGCAGCTCGCGCATTCGGTTGAAGGTCCACTCGAGCTTCGCGCAGCGCTCGATCGCCCCGTCGAGCTCGGCCTGCGCGGCGGCCTTACTCATGCGGCCGAGCTCGGCGGCGCTGGTGATCGCCTCCTTGCGCGCGGTGCAGCCCGCGGCCGCGAGCTGGCTCGCTGGGTCGATCACGCTGGCGAAGTCGGCGACTGAGCGCCGCAGCGCGAGCTCCATCGATTGCGGGCTCGGCGAGGCGTGCGCGTTGGTGGCGCAGGCGACGAGCAGCACGAACGCGACCTGCAAGGTGTGTTCGATCAGCGCTTGAGCACGTCTCATCATGGGCCTCCCCTCAGTTTTTCATCTGCCCCGACCGCGCCCCGCGACCTTTAGGGGCGGTCGTGATCCTGAAGCACGCCCTTCTCGCGCAGCACCTTGCGCGCGTTCTGCTGCTGGTCGTGCGGCAGCTTCTTGATCGCCTCGTGCAGCGCGTCCTTGAGGCTGCGCGGGGCCTTGTCTTTTTGCGGCTGCGTCATGGCACGTCTCCTTCGTCGCCTGGGTCGGGCAGCTCGGTCGGGTCGAAGATGGGCATCCCTTGCCCGCCCGGTCCGGCGCGGTCGGTCACGTAGTCAACGAGCCCGATCGGCATGATCAAATCGCCCCAGTCCGGCACGCAAAACCAGACTGCGCCGCCCTCGCCGCCAAGCACCACGCCGCTCCAGGAGTTGTCGATCTGCAGGTGATCATCGACGACGAGATTCGACCCCGCGTAGATGAGACCATCAGGGTCGAACTGCGTGTAGGTCGACTTGAACTCGTCGCATGCCTGCCGCGTCTGCTCGCTGACTTCTAGACGTTCCATCTCAATACCCCCATGCGCGTGTGTTCATCGGCATTGCAGTCGGTGCCCCGACGCGCGCTAGATTGTCCGTTCCGATGCGGTCGAGCAGCGTTGCCGGCATCACGCCACCGTTAGCCGCGATGTCGCTCGTGAAGTCGTAGAGAGTGGCTGTCTTGCCAGGCACGGCGACCATGCGCTCCTGCGTCTGGCAGGCGTCGTGCAGCGCCTGGACCTCGGCGAGCGACAGAACGCCGTCGCCCATCGCGGCGCCGAAGAGCGAGACGCTGTTCGCGTTGATATTGGCTGCTGCGGAGTGCCGGCCAAGGCGCATAGGCGCCGTCGGCGAGTTACTCCAGCCCGAGCGAGCGAGCCCGGTCGCGACTTCGGCGCGCTTGAAATAGACGTGCATCTTGGCGCCGTCCCACGTCCCGATCAGCAAGAGCAGCCGTCCCACGTCGGACGCTGTGATCGTTGCGCCCGGACCGGCTGCGCCCACGCCGCCCGCATCGGTGGCCGTAAAGGTGGCGATGGAGTTGGTGCCACTCGTGCGCAGGTCCCAGCCCGCGTTGTTGCCGTTCGACTTGCTCATCAGGACGCGCACGCGGCCCGTGATGGCCTGCGTCTCGACGCGGAACAGGCACGCAAACCAGCACCCTGCCGGCGAGCCCGCTAGCCCGCCCGGGGTCTCGAGATAGTCGCCCTCGAGAAACGCACCCACGCCGTACATGATCGGGTAGTTCTCATAAGCCCAGCGAGCAGTGGCGGGGTCGATCACGCGCACGATCGGCGAGCCCTGTCGCACCAGTGCATGGCCAGCCGCAAGCGTTACGGTGTCCGTGAGCTGGGCTGGTGCAGCTTGGCCGTCAACCACGGCGCTGCCGCGCAGCTCATCCGCGACAGACCAGCGATGCGTGATGGTGCCGCCCGCCAGCGACTCAGGCGGCACGCCGTTGCGCGCGCGCGTGTCGGCCACTAGCGCGTCGAGCTGCGCCTGCGAGGGATTGCCGGTAAACGTCAATGCGCCGAGGATGTCGATGTCGGGCGACGCGTTCGCGCCCGTCTCATCGTTGCCCAGTGCGGTTGGGACGCCTGCGCCCGGTGCATAGGCCCCAAGTCCAATGGCTGGCCGCCACGATCCATCGATCAACCCTTCGATGGTGCCAGGCATGGGCGTCAAGCGCAGGACGAATACATGCACACGCCCCACGTCGCTCGCCGACAAGCCGAGCGGGAATCCGCCGAGCGCGCCGCCCGTGCCGAAGTGCGCGGTGCCGGTGGCGCCTGCGCCTAAGTAAAGCTGATAGCCGCTGTTGCCGGCCAGTCTGCGCAGAAGCACGCTCGTCGCCGCGACGGCAGCGCGCAGGCGAAAGGCGATCAGATAGCCGAAGCCCGTGCTGGCGCCTGGCTCGCCGCCGCCGCTCGCCGACTTGTAGTAGCTGGCGCCGCTGAAGCCGCTCAGTGCGTAGATCGACCGACTCACGGGGTCGCGCTGGCCCTCGACGCCGGCGCAGTTGACGGCGAGTCGATCGCCGCCGCACCACCCCGCCGCCCTGCGTGCTAGGCGTGCCATGAGCCTTCAGGTCGACGCGATCAAGGAGAGCCGCGAGTTACCGCCGCCGCCGCTCGTGCGCCGGAACAGCAGCTTGGCGAAGGCGCCCGGCACCCCATCGAGGATCGCCCAGCCCGAGATGCGTGCGTTGGTGCCCGTCATGGCAACCTTCGCGAGCTCCTCAACGACGCGCGTGCCGGTGACCTGCGAATACTCGATGCCCTCGGCGCTGGTGCACCAGAGCTCGATCGTGCCGACAAGCGCATCGCTCAGCGCCGCGCCGCCGACGCCCTCGAGGATCACCTGCACGGCGAGGAAGCGGTCCTCCGTGTCGACGGTGATCGGCTGGCAGTCAGAGAGACTGGTGCTGGCGCCCGTCGGGATCGCGCTCAGGATGCGCGTGCTCAGGATCTGACCCGTCGACATGCTTGCCCCCCGGGCGCGAGTGTACCCGAGGCCTTACGCCTGTTGCGCCTTCTTACGCTCGAGCTCGGGCCGGTACCGCTCGAGGAAGCTCGCCAGTGCATACAGCGCCTTCTGTCCCGTCTCGTACACCTGCTCGAGCTCCTCGGCGCCCGGCGCTTCGATCTGCACGTGCGCCTCGCCCTCGAGCATCACGATCAGCACGACCCGCCCGGGCGCGAAGGTCTCGGAGGCCACCTTCATCTTCGTGTAGATCGCCTCACGGCGCAGGATCAGCTCGAGCTCGTCAACAACCATGGGTGCGCTCCTTGTGCCTGGCGATCACGCGCTCCCAATAGGCGAGCACCTCGGCGCGGTCGGGCCGGTTGGCCTCAATACGCCCGTCTCGCTTGAGCGCGAGGCACTCAGGGCACTTCGGGCAGCTCGGCTCGCCCAGCACCCGGTGCAGGTCGTGAAAGAACAGCACCCCCACGCTGAGCTCCTGGCCGGGGTCGACGCCCGCCTGCCGCGCCGAGGCGTGCACCCGGCAGGCGTGCGCGGCCTCCTGCCGCTCCTCACGCCGGCGCTGCGCCAGGTATGCGCGGCGAGCTCGACGGGCGGGCAGCTTGATCGGGGGCGACACTGGCTTACCTGCTTATCACGGGGCCCCGCGAGGCCTCGAGTAGCTGGCGCCAAAGGTGCGAAATGTGCTGTTGCATGAAGGCCTTCTGCTCGGCCGTGGCAGCCGAGCTCGCGATCTCGCGCTCGAGCCGCGAGCGGTCGAGCAACGCCAACTGCAAGGCCCGCTCCCGCTCGCTCAGCCCCTGGGGCGCCCCGGCCCGGCCGAGCTCGAGCTCGCGGGCCAGCCAGCGCACCGCCGCCCGCTGATAGCTCGGCATCCTGCCCATGGCCTCGCGCAGCTCGTCGACGCTCGCCGCCGCCAGGGCATCGCCCGCCGCAAGCTCGGCTGCTGTCAGCAACCCCCCTCCCAGCGCTCCCAGACCCGCCCGCAGTGCTCGCACTGCTCGAGCACGATCTCCGGCGCCCGAAACAGCCGCCAGCGCGACCGCTTGGATTCGCTGATCGGCCTGGTGGCGTGCATGCCCAGGACGCAAGCGATGCGGCCCATGAGCCGCTGGATCCCCCCCATGAGCACCGCCCACCCCCCGGGTTAGTCGTCGAGCCCGACCGCCCTACAGCTACCACGCTGCGCACAAACCGGGCACCGAATCGCGTCGCGCGAAACGGCGCTCCGCACGACCACATGCGCATCGGCGGCGCAGCGCACGCAGTGCACCAGGACGGCATCCCAGACCGGCCGCTCAGCCACGCCCAAGGGCGCCCTCGACCGCCCCGGAACAGGGCCGACTAGGACGCCATTCGACGCAACGAGGCTCAGGCTCATAGCGCTGCTCATTCTAAGCCATCGGCCGCCGGTTTGCTCGCCCATACCAGCCTCCCCGCGGGTCTCGTGCGCAGCGGCCCCGCGGGGAATCCGGGCCCCTTCTACGCGGTGCGTTTGCTCAGCTTCCCCGCGGGGAACTAGGCCATCTGGCCCGCGTCACGCGAGCGCCTCATCCCCGCGGGGAAACGGTTACCCGTCCCCCGCGTGCCCGCTGGCCTGCATCCCCGCGGGGAAACTACGCCGCGGCGCCGCGGGCATGATGTGAGTCATCCCCGCGGGGATACTGGCGGGTCGGTCCGCGGGGACACAGCGGCTTGTCCCCGCGTGGAAGCGGCGCCTCGGGTACGCGGGGCGTCCTCGACGCGGGGCAGGGCTTTGACCAGTGCCACGGGGGCCGTGTAGGTTCCCGGGCACCTATGCCAGACACAACCAAACCGCCGCCGGCGCCGCCTATCGTGGCCGTCGCCTCTCGAAAGGGTGGGGTCGCCAAGACGACCACCGCCGCCAACCTGGCCGCCGCGCTCGCCGAGCTCGGCCTGCGCGTGCTGCTGGTCGACCTCGACCCGCAAGGGCACGCGACGCAGCACCTCGGCGTCGCCGTCGACTTCGCGCGCGGCTCAGGCGCCTTTCACGTCCTGCGCTACCACGTGCCGATCGCCCGGGTCGTGGTCAGCACCGACTTCGGCGTCGACGTGCTGTCCGCGGCCGCCGATATGGCGCAGGCCGACGAGCACATGCGCAGCGAGCCCGGCGCCGAGCTCGCGCTGCGCGACGCGCTCGAGCAGCGCCAGGGCGAGCCCGAGCCCTACGACGTCGTCGTCCTCGACTGCCCGCCGGCGCTTGGCCGGCTCAGCGGCGCCGCGCTGCTGGCTGCCTCCCACGTGCTGGTCCCGTGCGAACGCGACGCGCTCGGCCTCGATGGCCTGCGCGCGATCAGCGAGGAGGTCACCAAATACGTCCGGCTCAGGATGAACCCGTCGCTGAGGCTGGCCGGCGTGCTCGAGATCAAGACCGAGAGCTGGGCCAAGACCTCGAGCGAGGCGCGCGTGATTCACGAGGAGCTGGTGCAGAAGGCGGGGGGCCTCCTGCTGCGCACCACGATTCGGATCAGCAAGACGATCGCCCCGGCCTGGAATGCGGGCAAGCCGATCACGGCGCACGCCCCGCGCTCGATCGCCGCCGCCGACTACCGCGCCGTCGCCCGCGAGCTGCGCGAACGGGGGGTTGTATGACGCCACCGAAGACGCACCTGCGCTCGACGATCGGCCTCCTGGTGCCCGAGCCGCCGCCCCTCGACGACCCTGGCTCTTATGACCAGTCGCCGGGAAAACCCACGGATAAATCCTCGAGCGAGGTCGAAAAACCGGAAGTGCAGCCTGCCGCCGTCCCCGCGGGGCAGCTGCCCGAGCTCCCCGCGGATGACGAGCTCAGCCCGCCCGCGGGGAAACCGCCCAAAGCCCCCGCGGTGCAGGCGGCCAGCTTCCCCGCGGGGAAACCGGACAAGCCCAAGCGCGGCAGCCGAGCCGGCTCGCGGCTCAAGCCCTACGAGACCCGGCGCATCGACCCCACGACCGGCCAGAAGGTCGAGATGATCAAGCAGTCGTTCACGGCCCGCGCCGATTTCGACGAGCTTTGGCGCGAGGTACCGGGACTGCTGCCTCGCGGCGTCAGTCGCCACGTCTGGGCCGAGCACATACTCAGGCGCGCGATCGACGTGCTCAAGCGGCAGAAGGCCGAGCGCGAGGGCGACTACGGGAAAGGCGGCAGAGGGACATGAGCAACCGATGGCAACGACGTGCGGCGATGAGTCAATCGCGCCAGCGCAAGTCTTGGGACTGGCAGGACCTGCCCATCCCCGACGAGCTGCGCGTCAAGCTTCAAGCCATGCGCGACGTCGCGCGCGTCGTGCGCAATGACTTCTGGATCGTGCAGGTGTGCTTCTTCTCGTGTGCGCTCGGCGAGATGGTGCACCTCATGATCCGCAGCGTCGCCGAGGCTGGGCGCGGCACCGGCCTCGAGCCGAGCTGGCAGGACCTCCAGCGGATCAAGAACGAGCTCGTCGGCGTCGACGCCGAAGCGGTGCAGGTCTACCCGCGTCAGGGCGACGTCATGGATCAGGTGGACATGTACCACCTGTTCGTGTTGCCGCCTCAGTGGTCGCTGCCGTTCGGGCTGCATCGAGCGTGCGGGTTCGCGCGCGCCCCCGCCGGCGTGCAGCTCGAGCCGTAACCGGGCCCCGCGTTGGACAGCCGATCGGCCAGCCGCTACACCCGAGCGCTGGAGGTTCCCCCCATGCCTTCTCGCCACGGGGTCGCGTTTCGCGATCCGGCCGCGCTCGAGCGCCTGCTCGGCAACGCCCGCACCCGCCCGCGCAGGGCCAAGCAGCTCACGTTCGGATCGCAGGTCGCGGGTCGCCCGCGCGGCTGCCCTGCGTGCGCGCACGTGCTCGCGAAGGATGGCTCGTGCGGCGCGTGCGGCGTCTTCACGTGCACCAGCTGCGACGAGACCACGACCGCCAACGGCGGCCAGGACGGCGTCTGCTTTGAGTGCCTGCTCAGCGGCCGCGGTGCGCTCGCGGGGTAGGGCGCTCACCTGCTCGAGCGGGTGGGGATCTCCCAGTCGCTGCGCGTGGCGAAGAACACACCGCCCGCGCGTACGACGATCCCGTGCCCCATGTGAAAGGCGCCGGGTCCGGCGAGCTCGGCGCCGTGCAGGTCGAATAGCGCGCGCACCTCGGTGAGAGGCCAGTCGGCGCCGATCAAGGCCAGCTCGGCCAGCCCCGCCCTCTGGACCAAGCAGTGCACGTGCCCCTCGTCGACCTTGAGGCCCTCGAGCGCGACCTCAGTCGAGAGCAGGACGACGTCCTGATCGTCGATCACGACAAGCCTCCCCCCGTCCGCTTGGTGCGCTGCTCAATCACGATCTCGGCGGCGCGCTGCCATGGATAGCGCTGGAAGTACTCGATCACCTCGACCGCGGTCGGCGTGCGCGTCGCCGCGATGTTCTCAACCAGGTGCGTCAAGAGCAGGCTGCCCAGGGCCTGCATGGCAATCGCCAGGGCATCGACCGCGAGCAGGCCCTTGAGCTCTTCGTTACAGACGGTGGCGAGCCTCGCGCTGAGCCTGCTCGCGCGCTCGGCGCCCTCGTCGCTCCCTATGCGGGGTCGACTGGTAAACGGCCCCATCACGGGCGGCCCTCGAGCGCGCGCGCCGCAGCGTCGACCACGTGGGCCCAGTACTCCTCGACGGGCAGACCCTCGCGCTTGCGCAGGTCGGCGTATTCGCCGTACTCGCGCGCCGCACGGGCCGCAGCGTCGCGCATGCGCAGGCGTGCCGTGAACAGGCACTCGAGCCGCCCCGAGTCGACGGTCACGCCGTCAGGCAGCAGCCCCTCGAGACCGCGCTGCGCCTCGTCGAGCAGGAACTCGACGGCGACCACGGCGCCGCGCAGCGTCGGCTGCGTTGTGCCGAGCACACGCTCGATCACGCGCACTTCGGCACGCAGTGCCGAGACCGCCAGCGGCGTGCCCCTGGGCCGCACGATGCCAAGGGGCAGCGCGTCGTGCACGTGCCCGCGCAGCGCTTCGCGGTAGGCGGCGATCTCGTCATCGGGTTGCGGCTCGGGGTAGGTTTTGCTCGTCATGTTGGCGGACGTTAGTCGATAGTCCCGCGCATGACGAATCCCCACGAAAACCTTTACGGGGAGCCCTAAATGGCACGCCCCAAGCCCCGCGCGCGCGTGCGCCCCGAGCCCTCGATCCGCGTGGGAAAGCACGGCGTGACCATCGACGGGATCGACGCCTACAGCCGCCAGGTCGCCTTCCAGCGCGCCGGCCACTGGCGAGCCCCCCAAGAACTTCCCCGAGCTGCTGCGCGACGCGCAGGCGTGCCTCAATCGCGTGGTCGAGGACCTGGGCTTCACCCGAGACCTGAGCGCCGGGCAGGCGATGTATATCCGCGACCTGCTCATGCTGGCCGCGTGGGCCGTGAGCGAGTCGAGCAACGAGGGCCAGGGGCATAACCCGATCGCCTTCGTGCAGCGCGCCAAGCAGGTGATCGACTGGGGCGAGGATCGGCGCGAGGGGGTGACGCTGCTCGATCACCTCGAGGCCAAGGGGCGCGAGCTGGCGCGCCTGCTCGGCGAGCGCCTGGCGCCGCACGAGGGCTTCGTGCTGACCATCTTCGATCAGGCCGCGAAGGGTCACAGCACGTGGCTCACCAGCCTTGCCCGGCGCGATGCGATCAAGGTCCTCGGCGACACGCTGGCGGGCATGAAGGAGGATCAGGCGCAGACGCAGTAAGGTGCCCAAGTGCAGTGCAGCCGATGCCAGAGCGACACGAAGATCGTCGACTCGCGGGATTCGCGCGAGTCACCTGGTGCGGTGCGCCGGCGGCGCCAGTGCCGATCGTGTGGGCATCGCTTCACCACCTACGAGCGCGACACCCAAGATGTCGACCGGGCCGACCGCGTGGCGATCGGAGAGGCCGCGCAGCTGCTCGAGCAGGCCCTCGAGCTCGTTCGGGGGCGTCTGCGCTAGTCTCGACGGCATGACGACACCCCCGACCGATGATCCCAGCAGCGTGATGTACGCGACCGAGGCGCGCGACGGTGGCCACTACGCGATCGTCAAGATCGCAGGCCGCCGCGTCCTCGAGAGCGGCCCACACCCCGACCGCAACGCCGCGCTCAGGCACTGCGCGCAGATGCTGCGCGAGCACGCGCGCCAGGGGCCGCCGCCGCCGCTCGAGTGGGTCCAGGACCCGGGCGATCTGAGCTGGCACGCGGACGACGGGCTGACCATCGAGGCCCACGCCGAGCTCGACCGCGGCCCCAACGGGGCGTTCTACTCGCTGGTCGTCTCGAGCGGCACGGCGCGCTTTGAGGTCGAGTGCGCCGTCGACGCGATCGACGAGCTGAAGATCGCCGGCGAGGCCCTGCGCGAGGCCCTCGAGCTGTTCGATAGCGCCTTCATCCGGCGGTATGAGCAGCTGCGCAAGCACAAGGAGGGACGCCCATGAGTGAGCCGATCCAAGAGCGGGCGATGTGTGGCGACTGCGGCGCGCCCACGCGACACACCCAGGAGCCGGAGCGCTGCATCGAGCACCCCGGCGGCGGGTTCACGATGATCGGCGCGCCGATCTACTTCTGCGATGCGTGCGGCCGCCGGCGCCATAGCCGCCTGCTTGAGCTCGAGCAGGCCGAAGCCGCACGGCGGGCCGCGCTGCTCGCCGCGCACGACCCGGGCGAGGCTGACGAGCCGTGAGGTCCCCCTATTGCGTCTGCGACCGCTGCTACCAGCTGATCAACGGCGGGCCGATCGTCGTGCACTGCCTGAGCCACAAGCTGCGCGAGGCCTCGCCGATGTCCTGCCTTGAGCTGTGCGCCGAGTGCGCGAGCGAGCTCGTCGCCTGGGTCAAGGCGGGGCCCGAGCCTGTAAAGATGTTGACAGGCCCCGGCGACGAGCCGGGCCGGTAACGCGAGCAAGGTCCCGGGATGACTCGGGAACCGCCCTACTCCTGACGCGCTGCGTCAGAGTTTACATAATCAAACTTCTGCGCATCGAACCGCGTCAACCGTTGTCGGGGCGGGGCCCCGTACGATTGACGCTTGATTTTGCAGCAGGTTTGGTTCCGAGCCCCCGTCCCACGCCGGCCCCCGACACAGGGTCAGCTTCAAGGGCTCAGAACCGGCACCAGCCTACGACGGCAGGCCCCCCGAGATCAAGGCGGCCGGGCGCGGGGTAATGACTCCCGGGCCCAGCCTGGCCGACGCTGGAGGGTATCGGCTGATCGCGAGCATCGCTGCTTGCGCGTTGGCCGCACAAGACGCTACATGGCTTGCCTCGACGGTTTGAAAAGCTCACCCGGTCGGGGGCGGGACGCTGCCCCGGATTCACTACGACGCGGCGCCGGCTCGCTGCTTTCAAAGGCAGCGACGCCACTGACGCGGACACCTGGCCAGGCGACCCGGTGAGCTTTTCAAGGGGTCGAGCTGACGTCGGTGCCGGGGGGGCCCGGCGTCAGTGGCGGCGGCGGCTCAGCCGCTCGAGCTCGGCGACCAGCGCCTCGAGCCAGGCGGCCATGGCCAGGCGCCCCTTCGCCCGGTACGTGACCGCCAGGGCGCGCCAGCGGGCGGCGAGCTCGGCCTCGGTGAGCTCGCGGTTTGTGCCCGAGTCGCGCAGCAGGGGCAGCGCCGAGCGCGCGCTGCGCACGAGATCGTCGGCCTCGAGCATGGCCAGCAAGCGACGCCGGCGAGCTGGCTTAGCGGTCGGCATGGCCGCGATCGCTGCGTGCGCGCAGCTCGGCCAGGCGCTGCATCTGCACGGTGACCTGGCTCAAGATCGCCGCGGGCCCGAACAGCCCCAGCCGCTCGAGCACCGCCTCGCGCTCGGCGAGCACGCCCTCGAGCCGGTCGCACTCGGCGTGAAACCACGCCAGGTCCGCCCGGGCGGCCGCTCGAGCGCGGCGCCTGGCCCAGTAGCGCCGCCGGCGCCGGGCGCGGCTCACGGGGCCGCCTGGTGCGCGTACCGGCGCAGCGTCGTGCGCAGCGTCAGGGCGAGGCGCCGCTCGACCGTGGCCAGCGACTCGAACTCCTCGGGGGTCATGGCCTCGAGGATCTCACGGAGGCTCGCGATGCTCGAGCTCAGCAGCAGGGGCCTGAGCGGCTTGGAATCGCCGCGGCGGATCGAGCCCATGGGGTGCGGTCGGCTCATGCACGCGAACCTACTTGCCCCGCCCGCGAGCTGCACCTAAAACGGCACCTGATCCCCCGCCCCCGGCGGGGAAGGCCCAGCGGGGCAAAACGCTAGAAAGGCCCCCGGTGCTGAGCACTCGGGGGCCTTTCGTCCTTGTCGGGCCGGGCTCAGAACCAGGCAAGGCCCGTCGCGTGCGTGATCGCGCTGTTGACGTTGTCCCAGTAGATCGGCCCGATCGTGCTGAGCACCCGCTGGCGGCCGAGCTCGTCGACGTGCATGAAAAACACCAGCCAGTGGTCCTGTTTGTAGGGCGGCGCCCCAGCGCTTGAGCGCGTCGGTGCCGAGGGTGGCGAGGATCTGGTCGGCGGTGCTGAGCTTGGTCGTGTTCGTCATGAACCCAGTCTCGCGCCGCTCCGATGCTTACGCAATACACAACCATCCAGACAGCTCTCCGGCTTACGAAGTTGGGATGACCCCGCACCGCTGCTCGAGCTCGCGAACGCGCGCGCTGAGCTTGGCCAGCTCGACGCCGGCCCGCCGCGCATCGGCCTCGGCCTTGAGCAGGTTGTCGGCGTGCTCCTGCACGTTCGTCGTCCACCACGTGACGGCCTCTTTGGCGCGCTGCTCGTCGCGCCACGCCACGGCGAGCGCCTCGAGGTCTGCCCTGGTCGCCATCGCTCACCCCCCAAAAGCTGAGGGCCCCGGGAACCATTTCCCGCGGCCCTCGAGCACCTATGCCTGCCCCCCTGTTCCGCCGACGATCGCTCATCGCCAGGGGGTAAGACGACCCGAGCGTACAGGCCTCGATCTGCGCGATCAAGCTTCGGCGCCGTAGTGCGCGACGAGCCAGTCGAGGATGCGCTTGCGCGAGCGCGAGTCGGCGATCGCATCGAGGCGCGCGGAGATCGTGCGCATCTCGGCGAGCTCGCGCCGCTGCATCGAGAGCGGCAGCGAGGTGTCCTCGGCGCCCGGCGCTGGCGTGTTGTTGATCGGCATGTGGGGCAGCGTGTCTTGAGCGGCGTCCGTCATGCCGGCGATGTTACGACGGCGCCTGACGCGCGTGGTACGCGCAGCGCCCGCCCTGCTCGCGCACCCGCGCAAAGCACGGCTCGCCCGTGCGGCTCTTGCCGGTGCACTGGTAGAGCGCCACCGGGTCGCGCGTCGCGCCGCCGTGCGCGTAACAGTAGTCCCCCTCGACCACGCGCCCCTTGCACTGCTTGCCCCGCACCGTGGTTGCCTTGCACCGCTTTTTCTCGACCACTCGCTCGTCCCCTTCTGGGAAAAGGCCCAGGGGGACGTCCCTAGCTAGGTACGGTGAGCGGTGCATCCTTTTTGTCTTCTCTAGAAGACACCGGAGTTGGCGCGATTGCCCGGCCAGATTGAGCCGTCGGGCCTAGCTCATGTGGATCTGTCTTCTTGAGGAGACGGCGGCGGCAGGGGCAGGTACCCGACCCAGTCGGTCGCCAGGAGGTCGGTCTGCGAGGCCAGCCAAGGCACATGCTCAGCGTCGGCGGTGCGCATCGCGATGAAGGCCTTCGTGAGGGCGCCGCTTGGGTCCTCGAGCCGCAGCCACATGCCTTGGCCATTCCAGCCGTCGCGCTGCACGAGACCCCCGCCCTTGAGGCACTCGAGCGCGTCGCCGAAGTCGCCGCCGTGGAACGCGGCGACCTTGCCGTCGATCGTTGTGATGGATCCGGTCATTTGAATTTCCCCCCGAGCGTGCGGCGCATGCCCTCACGTGCGAACCAGAGTGCCATGAGCCGATCGCCCGTGTGCGCCTTGGGCCGGTAGCTCATCATCTCGTTGCGCAGGGCCCACAGCTCGGGGTGGTAGTCCTCGCCGGTCTCGCCGCTCGGGAAGCGCCACAGGCGTTGACGCAGCTCGACCGCGATCGACTCGATGCCGAAGGTCTCATCCCATTTCGACTGCGCGGTCGTGTTGTAGGGCTCGACGGGCACCTTCCGGCTCTTGCGCACGAACTGGAGCAACCAGCGCTGCGCCGCCACCGACTCGACGATCACCCTCGACTCGAAGCGGTAATAGACCTCCTCGATCTGATCCATGATCGCATCCGCGGTCCAGTGCCCTGAGCGGATGTCGATCACCTGCCGCGTGCGGTCCTCGCGCAGCGCCACGGTCACCAGCGCGGTGAGGTCGTCGCCCTCCTTCTCGCCCACGCCGAGGTCGACGCCGGTCCAGCAGCGCAGCGCGCGCGGCCCCGGGTACACGACCGGGCGCCGGGTCTGGAAGGTGAGCCCGCGGCCGAGCTCGAACGCCTGCTTGATCGTCGCCTCGGGGAAGCGGCTGTTGATGTCGTTGACGACGCGGCAGAGGTACTTCCGCGCGAACGCCGAGGGCAGCATGCCGCGCAGCCGCGTGAGCAGCCGCTTGAGCGGCCACACGCCGCGCCAGACCGTGCGCCACTTGTCGGGCGCATCGTCGGGGTTTTCGACCGCGCTGTAGATGCGGCTTGCGAAGCTCGGGCGCTTGGGCAGCTCGTGCAGGATGTCGTTATCGGTGAAGGGCGTCCCCACGACCCACAGCTTCGCGCGCTCGCCCGTCTCGGGGTTGTCCTGCGCGCGCGTGAGCACCATGACGTCGAACCAGTGTTGGGTCTTCTGGCAGGCCTCGAGCGTGAGCGTGTTGTCGAGGTTGAGGATGTCGTCGCAGACGATCAGGTCGAGGCGTGCGCCGGCGATCTTGGTGCCCGAGCCGTAGGCCCGGAGCGTTGGGTTACGTAGGTAGGGCGAGCGCTCGATCTCGAGCGCGTGCTTGTTCCACGTGTGCCCGAGGCGAGTGCTGCGCTTGAGCCTTGGAAACACCTGCGCGAGGCGGGGCGACTCCTCGATGTAGCGGCGAATGATGCCCACCACCGTGAGGGCCTGCTCCTCGCTGTCCGAGATCCAGCCGATGCGGATGTCGGGGTTTTTCCCCATCTCGAACAGCACGCGCGCGACCAAAATAGTCGTCTTGCCGTGCTCGACTGGAGCGACCAGCACCGCCCACGGGTTGGCCGTGAGGTACTGCTGCCAGGCGCGGTGCATCGTCGAGAGCCGGATCGGCTTCTGCGTGACCTCGTCGAGGATCACGTACTCGGCGAACGCGACCGGGTCGGTGCGCGCGCGGCGCAGCACCTGCTCCCGGCGCGCGCGCACCCGCTGCTCGAGCTTGCCGCGCGCGCTGAGCGCCACCAGCCGCACGGGCCCCGCGCGCAGCGCCGTCCGCACCCTAGCGGCCCTCGAGCGGGTCGACGCGGCGCAGCGTCGGGGCTTCGGGGGCGCTCGACGCCGGCGCGGCCGCGGCCGCGTCGATGACCTGCCCGGTGGGCCCCGTGTCCCGCAGCCCCGCCAAGGGGTCTAGACGCCGCAAGGGCGCATGCGGCGGGGTTGGCATGGGCGCCGGCGCCGGGCGCGGCCCTGGCCCCGCTCCGGCGGCCGCCGGCGGGGGTTTGCCGGGTCGGGCGGAGGGCCGGGTCGGGGTGAGCTCGCCGGCGAGGGCCTGCTCGAGCTCGGCGGCCTGGTCGAGCACCTGCTCGAGCGCCACCGGCTCGCCCTCGGCGTCGATCAGGCCCCCCTCCCCGAGCTCGACGTGCGGGCGGCTGACCTCCTCGGGCCAAAGGCCGTGCGTTGCGTAGTGCTCGAGGTCCTCGTCGCTGCGCTCGTCGAGCTCGCCCTCGCCCTCGGTGAGCTCGACCGACGTGCTCGAGCCGTCGGGGTTGGTGCGCGTGAACTTGGCGCTCCGCGGCGCCGCGCCCGACCCCGGCGGCGCGAGCTCGAGCGGCACGAAGGGCTCGAACAGGTCCTCGCCGAGCTCAGCCAGGTGCGCGGGCAGCTCGGGGGCGGGCCGGTGCGCCCGACGCCGGCGCTCGACGTACTCGCGCTCGTAGCTCGCGAGCGCCTGCACGCACGCCTTCGGGTCGCGCTTGGCGTGCCCCAGCATGTAGCCGCGCAGCACCGCGACCAGGCCCGGGATGGCTTTATCCCACTCGACCGCCAGCTCGCGGCACATCTCGAGGTAGGGCTGCGAGGCCTTGCGGGCGCCGAGCTTGCCGAGCTCGCGGCCATGCTTGAGCCAGGTTGCGGCCACCTCGAGGTCGACCCCGGCCATGGCGGCCGCGGTCTCGAGCGGCAGCCCCACCCTACGCGCACCGATCAGGGTCTCGACGTACCGCCGATCGATCCGCGACAGGATCCAGTCGGGTGACCCTTGGCGAGGCCCCGCGCTCTGTTTGCGGGCTGATACGCGCCGTTTCGCGGCGGCGCGGACCCTGCCCTTGCTTGTTGGCACCCTTCCCTCGACGGTCGATCAGCAGCTCGCCCACCCGGCACCCCAGCGCGGCCGCCAGGCCTGCCAGCACGTGCAAGGAGGGGAGCACCTTCCCCCGCTCATAGTAGCGGAGCAGCCCCCGCTGAATGCCAGTCTGGAACTCGAGCTCGTGCGTCGTGATACGGAGCAGAAGGCGCCGGCGGTGCAGGTTGTGGGCGACCACGTAGCGCACCTCGCGCGCGGCGCGCTCGCAGCGCGCGCTAGGCCGCGGCTTTTCTCTGGGCCTTCTTGCGCTCATACCATGCTCGCTGCGAGGGCTTCGACGGCCCCGGCTTGTGCTTGGCGCGCCGCCTACGCCGCTCGGCCTCGGTGTTCTTGCGCGCCTTGTCCTTGGCGCTGATCGTCGCCTTGTTGGCGCGGTAATAGGCCCGCTGGTGCGCGCAGACACGCGCTCGATTGAACTGGTACCACTCGCGTTTGTACGCGAGCTTCCGCTGATAGGCGTCGTAGTGCGCGACCTCGAGCCGGCCCTCGCCCGCGTACTCGGCGAACAGTTGGCCGATCGCGTGCAGATCACGGAAGGCCACGGCACGCCTCCAGGATCGCGCGCGAGTACGCCGCTGCATCGTCGGCCGCGCCCGGCACGTACTCGCTCGGTGCCTCGGGCGTGCCGTCGGTCCGGTGGCCCCACGCCAGCTTTCGCGGGGACCAGTAGTACCCGAGCGCGTACGCCCAGTCCCACGCGCGGCCGATCTCCGTGACGCAGGCGGCGGCGCGCTCGAGGCCCTCGAGCAGCTCGTGATCGGCGCAGTGGGTCCAGCCGCGCGCCTTCGCGCACCACACGCAGGCCGCGGCAGGGCCGAACTGGCTGCACAATGCGGCGATGCAGAGGCGCAGCTCGATGCGCACCGCGCAGCCGCTGAACGCGCCGAGCGGCACGACCTGACGCTCAGGCTCGAGCACGCGCACCGGACCGTGCCCACTGTCGAGGATCACACCGCTTGAGGCATAGAGCGCTCGACGCACCTCGAGGTCCGCCGGGCTTATCCCTGCGTGGTCTGCGCTCGGCGTGCTCCGCTCTCGCGTGTGGCCCCCTGGCCGCTGAGCTTTTCCCAGCGCTGGACAATCACATCACAGTATCCGGGCGCGAGCTCAATCCCGTAGCAGATGCGATCGAGCTGCTCGGCCGCCGAGAAGGCGGGCCCGGTGCCGGCGAAGATGTCGAGCACCGCGCCGTCGGCCCCGAGATGGTTGCGGATCGGGATCGCGTACAGCTCCACCGGCTTGACGCTCGGGTGCACGAGCTCGCCGACGGCCTTGTCGAGCTTGAGCTCGAACACGGAGCATTGATCGCGCGAGCCGAGCCAGGTGTGCGCCGCGCCCAGCGTCCAACCGTACAGGCAGGGCTCGTGCTTGTAGTGGTAGTCCGACCGCCCGAACACGAACTTGCCCTTGATCCAAACGAGCTGGTGCTTGAAGCCGCCGAGCTGATCGGTCGCAGCGATGAACTCGCGCGAGTGCGTCCCGGCGAACCAGATGTACCAGCTAGCCCCGGGGCTGAGCGTCGGCGCGCAGGCCTCGAACGCCGCGCGCAGGAACTCCTCGAGGTCGCCCTTCTTGAGCTCGTCATTCTCGATCGAGCGGTTGCGCGCCTCGCCCTTTTTGTACGCCGGCGAGAAGGGGTTACGGGTGCCGGTCTTGGCCTCGACGCCGTACGGCGGATCGGTGGCCATGAGGCCCACGCGGCGGCCGTGCAGAAGCCGCTCGTAGGTCTCGGGCTTGGTCGAGTCGCCGCAGATCAGCCGGTGCCGCCCGAGCTGCCAGACGTCGCCCGGCTTGGTGATCGGCACCTTGGGCACCGGCGGGGGCTCGTCCTCGACCACGTCGTTGCCGATCTTGGCGGCGCGCTCGAGCGCGGCGAGGTCCTTGTCCGACCACCCGGCGAGCGTGCGGTCGCCTGGCGCGTACTCGCTGAGCAGCTCGAGCAGCGCGCGCTCATCCCATTGGGCCTTTTCGCCGAGGCGGTTGTCCGCGGCGGCGAGCAGGTGCGCCTCCTTCTCGCTGAGGTCGAGGTAGCGCACGGGCACCTGCGGAAACTTGAGCTTGAGCGCGGCCTTCAAGCGCGTGTGCCCTGCGATGATCTCGCCGTTGGCCAGGCGTGCGACCAGCGGCGCGCCAAACCCGAAGCGCTTCATCGACTCGGCCACGTCGTCGACCACGTGATCGTTGCGCCGCGGGTTTTTGATCCACGGCTTGAGCTCGCTGGTCGCGACCCATACCGCCGGCGGCAGGTCGTACTCGGCGCGCGACTTTGGGGGCTTCTTGGCGGCGGCTGCGGGGGCTCTCGGCATGCCCCGAGGGTATCGCCTTAGCCGCGCCCTCGCGCGCGTTCGATGCGCTCGGCGCGCTTGCGCCAGCGGGTCGCGGTGAGCCGCTTGCCATTTCCGATCCCCGCGTGCGTGGGATCCACCTGCGCGATCGCGTCGGCGATCTCGGCGAGGTGCTCGAGCTCGGCCGCGCACGCGCGCAGCGTGTACGGGTCGAGCGCGGCCACGCGAAACCGGCTCACTTGTCTCCCGGGATCGGCTCCCAGCGCCCGCGTTGAGCAGCCCCCACATACGTGATCGCCAGCCGTCGCAGCCCGACTCGTGCCTCGACCAAGGCGCCCGCCTCGTCGGCGGAAGTCGCCGTGATGAACTCGGCGAACTCGCGTTCACGCCCGAGCTCATCCGTCGCGCGCACCCTCACCCGGTAGACGTCGATCACGAGCCCCCCGCGCCGAGGCTCAGCCGCGGCATGCTGCCTGTCTGATAGGCCTGCGCGATCCTCGGCAGCATCGCCTCGGCCACCGTCTCGCCGTTGGGGAGCAGCACGTGCGGCAGGAACTCGACTTCGAAGGTCGAGCCGCCGCTCGCGACCAGCTCGAGCTTGGCTTTGATGATCAGCACCAGCGCCCGCCACCGGCGCTTGAGCTCAGCCTCGACCGCGGCCTTGACGGCCTCGGGCGAGCGCCGCTGCCTCTTGTCGGTGAGCTGGTACTGCGCCGGATCCGGGTTTGCGATCGACTGCTTGATCCTGCGACCGCTCATCTCGAACACGAGCACCACGCCCGCCTGATCGCGCAGCATGCCGATCGAGGTTGCGCCGTGCTTGTGCAGGATGGTCTCGAGCTCAGCGCGCGAGCGCTCGACCGGGACGTCGGTGCCCTGCGCGTAGGGTTTGGGCACGCTGCTCATCTTCAGAAATCCTCCATCCAAGCGACGTCAGTCGCGCCCTGCATGCTGGCCACCGTCGCCCACGTGGCGAGCGAGTCGAGGCACTGCCCGAGCTCCTCGCGGCTCGTGCCGTACTGCTCGGCCTCGCTCGCGATCGCGGAGAGCGGCAGGTTCCGCCGTGCGGTCGCGATGCCCTCGCGCAGCTCCGCGAGCGGCACCATGCCGCGCACGGTCGACACGCGCAGCTCCATGAGCTCGAACACCCACTGCGTCCGCACGGTGCCCCACGCGGGGCCGGTCACGACGCGGCGGTAGCCCGGCGGCGCGGCCCCCTGACTAGGCCCGCCCTTCGTGCAGAAACTCATCACGACGCGCATCGGCAGCATCCTCTCTGTCGCTAGGCGACGAGCGGACAGTGCATGGACCACGCGCTTGAATCAAGGGCCCGCAGGCCATGGCGGCGCAGTCAGCGGCCCGCACCACTCCTTTGCAGTGCCTGCGATCTGATCCACCCGCGTTAGGCCGTAAGCGCCGAGATCAACGCACAGCTGACCATCCCACTCGATCACCTCCACGATCCGGGGGATCTCACCGAATGAGAAGCTGCCGATCAGCCAGTAATACCCCTCGACGGCGGGCGGATTCCTGGACCATTCCATCATGTCCCCGCGCCCTCGAGCTCGACGTGCGCCTCGACGCCCGAGGGCAGGCGGCAGATGTACCGCCGGCCGTCGAGCTCCTCGCGCTCGATCACGAACCGCCGGCGCTCACTCAGAAAGCGCAGGAGGCGCCCCACCTCGTACTCAGGCGGCAGCGGCGAGCCGAACAGCCCGACGGGGCGCGCGCGGTACACGAGGCGCGCGCGGGCATTCATGGAATCGTCGACCTCGACGCGCATCTCGACCTCGCCGATGGTGCCGAGGTCAGACGCCAGCGAGCCCAGCTGCGCGATTTGATCGACTCGAAGCGGCACGACGCGCCCTCCTCTCGGCAGCACGGGGTATCAGCTCGACCGGGCGAAAGACCGCGCAAATGCGCGTGAGGGCCTCCTCGAGCTCGAGCGTACGGGCGGCGATCACCAGCCCCACGCCGACCGCCTGTTTGCCGCCGACGGCATGCGCAACCAGCCAGTGGTGACGTATGCCCAGCACGTCGCGCCAGCCGTCGTTCGCGATCAAGTGCGCGTCCTTGAGCCCATCGAGGACGAGCTTCTGCGCGCCGCCGGCGAAGTTGTCGGGGTCGCGGCGCTGGTCGCGCTCGTAGTGCACGAACGTGAAGTGCGCCGGCGGGATGGTGCCCGGGCGTAGCCGCGCAGCGAGCGCCGCGCCCTGCACCACCGGCGCCCATCGCTTCTTGAGCGCGCCGTAGCCGTCGACGCGCTTACTCGTGCCGGCGATGCGCCGCGCGCCCGCGACCCGCTCCTCGAGGATCTCATTCATGCCGGGCATCGGCCCCGGCACGAACAGCGCACCGTGGATCGGGCCGCCGGTCATGGGTCAAAGCGACTGAAGACGCCGAGCAGCGCGAGCAGCAGCAAGAGCCAGCAGACCGCCTTGGCGGCGCGCACGAAGCGCGCGTCGAGCCCGAACGCGCCGCTGAGGTCCGCCGTCAGGTAGAAAAAGATCGCATACAGCGCCACGGGTGCCCCCTTACGCCAGCTCCTCGAGCAAGCGTGCGCGCTCTCGTAGCTCTTTCACAAGCGTGCGCGCGGGCAAAACGTGCCCCCCAAGCGACTGCGCCGACTCGAGCGCGGCGGCGGCTTCCTCGAGCAGAAAGGGGGTCGTGTACGAGCCGCCCTCGTCGGCGAGCTCGCCCCGGTACTGGCGGACCAGGCTCACGGCGACCCGCAGCGCCGCGAGCTCGCTCGCCTCGAAGGTGGCCGAGCCGCTCACCATGCCCTGCCGCTCGCGGCGCTCGTCGAGCCGCCCCTCGAGGTGCGCGATCCGCCGCTCAAGCGTCTTGAGGTGCTTCTTCTCGGGGACGAGGACCTCGCTCACGTGCCCCTCGTGTCGGCGCGGATGTCGTTGGCGATGGGTGCAGTAAGTAGTCGCTCGAACAGCGAGCGCAATTGCGGCTCGGTGTGCCGCGCCTCGAGCAGCTCGAGCCCCAGCGCCATGAGCGCGATCCCCGTGTCGTCGTCCTCGACGCTGAGCCCCACGCGATCGAGCGCCTCGCGCAGGATCGCCGCGCGCGCGAGCAGCATGCGCCGCACCTGCCGCCGAAGCGGCCGCTGCTTGGCTGCCGCCGGCCGCGCAGTCGTGCGGTGTGCGGACATCACTTGGGCCTCCGCTCGCGCTGCTCGCGATCGTCCTCGAGCAGCTCGCGCAGCGCGAAGTCGACCGCCTGGTCGACCAGCGCGTGGTCGAGCCCCTCGGCGCGATGCAGGCCCCGGTGCACCATGCGCACCCCGCGGCGGTAGCCCTCGAGGATCAGCGTCCAGTGGGCCTCGACCGCGATCCGCAGCTGAAGCGGGTCGAGCTCGCCACCGCCGGCGCGCTCGAGCGTCTTGCGCGTGATGCGCTCGAGCGTCGCGCGCACCGGCGCGAGCGTGCGCAGGGCCTCGCGCTCTTCTGGGCTCGCTGAGAAGTCGGGCTCGGGGTACGGGGCGGTCATATCAGGCAAATCGTACGCAGACGCGATAGCCCTGTCCTCTGGTGCGAATCGCGCGGCGCACGCGCCACCAGGCCAGCACGTGCAGCAGCCCGAGCGCGAACCAGGCCCGCGGCCTGAGCCCGATCAGCACCACCACCACGGGCTTATCCACGGGCGCACACATCGCCGCGACCGTGGCACTGGCCCACGCGATCAGGGGGGCGCGCGTCTCGGCGGCCGCAACGCTCAGGTAGGCCTCGAAGGCGCGCACGTTGTGCACCTTGAGCAGCCGCTCGGCATGCTGATCGACCACGGGGCACCCCTGGCTCGGTTATGCCAGGCGGCAGCCGCTCGCGTCAGCTTACGACGTAGGCCTCGAGCAGGCGGTTGTCGGGCGTGTACAGCTCGATCCGGGTACCGGGCTTCTCATCGGTCGCGAGCGAGCGCTTGAGGAACTCGCGATCGTACTTGTCGGCGAGATAGCCCCGCAGGTCGTCGCCGGTCAGCGTGTAGGTCCTAGTTTCCACGGTCTTGCCTCAATCCTCACTGCCGCTCGAGCGGCCTAAGAACAGAATACCACCTATCCCAGCCAGGGAGCAAGGTGGGCTGCTTTACAGTTGCCGCCAGCTGAGCGGCAGGAGGTCGGGGCGGCGGGCGTGCTGGGCCGCCCACTCGCGCAGGTTCTCGCCCACGGCGGGGGGCTCGAGCCGCCAGACGGTGCGCAGGTGCCGCTCGAGCTGCGTGCGGTGCTGCTGAGCCTCGGGCCAGTCGATCGAGGGCGGCCGCTTGGCGGTCTGCGCGAGCGCGTTGGCCAGGGTGGAAAGGTGCTTGTCGTTACGCACCTCGAGCCGGATCACGTCGTGCCGCCACTGGCCAAAGGCGGCCAGGATGAGCTTCTGCTCATCGGTCGGGGTCTCGGCGCGCGAGGCCGCGAGCACCGCCTCGACGCTCACGCCGTCGAGGCACGCGGGGAACTCGAGCTGCCCGGGCCGGTAGAGCCCGAGGTACTGCACGACGTCGGTCACATACACGCGGTATCGGGCGGCGGTATCCCCCGACATGATCGCGCCGAGGCTCGCCCAGTCGAGCGCGCGCGTCGCGGGGCTAGATGGCGGGCTTGGCACTGCGTCCCCCGAGGATCGCCGTTTGGTACTCGGCGTTGAGTCTGTCGTACGCCTGCCGATCGCCCTTGGCCAGTGCCTCGCTGAGCTGGCGCTTGAGCCGCTCGGCGGGGCTCTGCGCGCTGCCTGTGCGACCCACCAGCGAGCCGAAGCGGGCCGCGAACGCCGCGTACGGGGCATCGAGGGCGCGGTCGTCGAGCGGGGCCTGCGCCCAGGCGGCGAAGACCTGCTCGAGCAGCTGGAGCGGGTCGACGTGGCGTAGGCGCGCGGTGCCGCGTAGGCGCTCGGGGAAGTCGTGCGTGTTCTTGCCGCCGAGATAGGGCAGCTGCCCGAACTTGGCGAGGTAGCAGCGCTGAAAGCACCGGATCACCTCCTCGGGCCGGGCCGCATCGGCGCCCTCGTACTGGCGCAGCATGTCGCCTCGGCCGGCGAGCTCGGCCGGGACGTTGTCGTTGTCGGGGCCGGGCCGGAACACGCCCTCGAGCCCCCCGGGCAGGTTCTGCGCCCAGGCGGCGGCGGCCGCGGGGCTTGGGCGTTGACCGACCGAGGCCTCGAGCTCGGCGTCGGCGCTCCGACCAGGGCCCGGGTCGATCTGCGGCGGATCGGGCCAGTCGACGATGCGAAAACCCCCCGGCACCTCCGCGAACAGGCCCGCGCTCACCAGCCGGCGCGCGGCCACGTGCTCGACCGCCGAGCCGAGATCCTCGGCGAGCACGATCCCGTCGAGGTCAGGGTCGGCCAGGGCCTGGCTGTACAGCAGCGCGTAGGCGCCGAGGGCGCCGAGCTGGCCCTCGCGGCGCAGGTCGCGGATCACGTCGAGCTGGTGCCACTTGCCGTCCATGGTGGGTCCTTTCGGCACTTTCTATTGAGTAGAAAGCACCTCGCGCGGCCGCAAGAATGCGGCGAGCGTGGGCTCGTTCTCGATGTAGGCGACCAGCGCCGAGATCATCACCTCGGCCGTGCTGGTCCCCCGGTACGCGGCCACCTGCTGGAGCGCCTCCTTGAGGCTCGGCGGCAGGCGCAGACACGCCGTCTCGGTCGCCGCCTCGCGGTAGCGGCGCGGCGCGCCCCCGCGGGGCTGCCCCCGGCGCTTCCAGGGGGTGCGCAGCAGCTGCCGCGTCTCGGCGTCGTAGGGCTCGACCGGCTCGTTGAGCTGGCGCTCGAGCGCCTCGAGCGCCAGGCGCGGCGTCTCGGCCTCCTGGCGGGTCGCGGCATGGCCAGGGCCCCCCACCGTGCGGGCCATGAACGCGCGCGGCACCTCGTGCACTAACTCGGGCTCAGGCCCGGGGATCTCACGCACCAGCGCAAACAGCTTGCCGTCCTTCGACCTTTTCGCAGGTCGACCGGGCGGCGGCGCGGGCTTCTTCTTCGGCATCCTCGAATCCTGGCATGGGTGGGCCTGGTAACGCAATGCGTAACCATCTCATGGTTTGGCATTGCATAACCATCGGAACGGATGCCATCCTTGGTTTATGACCACCTCGATCAAGCGCATCGTCGAAGTCGCCACGACTGACCTCGGCAACGTCTGCCCGCAGATTCGCCTCGTAGGCCCGCACCACCGCCAAGTGCTCGACGTTCCGCACGCTCAGAGGGCCTCGCACTACCGCCAGGTGCGCGCGACCCTGCACCAGCTCGCCGCGACGCTCGAGCTGGCGACGCCGGCGGCGATGACCTGGATCGTGCAGATCGGCGAGAACCGCGTGTACCTCGAGCTCGGCCACGGCAGCGAACGCGACGCCGCGCTGAGGCTGCTTACGGCGGTCGCCAACGGCGCCTCCATGGTCACGCGCGGCGATGGCCGCCAGGTGCTGGTCACGGTGCCCAGCCGCGATTGACGCCCCACCGCCCCCCAACCTTGAAAGGCCCCCAATGTCCACGACCACGACCTCCGTCCTTCGCATCGCCGCGCTCCACGCCGCCTGTACCGCCCTCGACCTCGAGGCCGCGATCTCCATCGACGACGACGAG